ATAGTTCCGGGTAAATCGGGTGATCGTTTTTTCAAGCCTGAAATGATACTTGGCTTTCGCGGCGAAGACGGTCCTGATGTTCCACAGCGCCGAGAATTCCCGGGAGAGGTACGAAGCGATATTCCAAACCGAAGACCATTCCTTCGATAAATAGGATTGAACATCCCACTTTGCGATCCACTCCTTCGAGACTCCGGAAAGGATGTTCCAAACGGCCGTGAGTTCAACGGAGACTCCCGAAAGGACGTTCCATCGTGTCGTGCGCTCACAGTCGATCGCATATTCGTCCTTTAGCAGAATCAGGCTCATTAGGGCGCATTGCCGACCGTGATCGTCCACTTGCCGGAATCAGCCGCTTGCGCTGCGCCGGCATTTACGGTCCTACGGAACCATACCCTTCTTTCGGCGCCAGCCGCCACATCCCCGAGCGCGATCGCCGCGGCCAGGGAGAGAGGCGTCGAGAAGGAAAGACCGGACGGGGCCGTGTCCTCGTTCGCTACACTCTGCGTTCCGGTCGCATCGTAGGCAACGGCCATTGTCGTTTGCGCGGAAACCGTCTCGAGTGAGATGAACAGGGCAGCGGCATAAGCGATGAAAGCCGACGAATTCTTGAACGCCAGGGCGCGGTATTTCACGCTCCCCGCCGCGGCCTCCCCAGGACTGATATCCGCGAAAAGGTTCCGGATCGTGTTGTCCGTGAATTGGACCGAAGACGTTGCGCCCCCAAGCGATGCGTTAGGGTCCGCGTTCGCCGCGCCTCCCGTCAGGTACATTTTCAGGTCGCCGGCAACGATCGGCATAACGTCCTCCTATGGTGTCCAGTAAGCAAGCGTGTTCCAGTCGGTCACATCATCACCGACCTTTGCCTTGCCGGTGTCGCTCTCGAATCCGATATATCCGATCAGAAGAACCGGATTGTAGTTCGTGAATTGCAAGGCCGTTGCGTAAACCCCATAAAGAGGCCCGATTCTTACCCCTGGGGGAAGACTTCCTGTACCGGATGATCCGCCGCCAGGAGGTCCAAACGGGCCGGCCATTACTGGTTCACGATGAAAAATTCGTCACCGGCCGCCGGCGTCCCTGTGAACGCCGATGACACGGTGACGAGTTTGCTGGTTCCGTTATAGGCAGAGATCCGCTTTTGCTGATTGATGAGCGCCCCGGAAACGAATTTCAGGTAGGAATCCTTGCAGTAGTTTCCCGTAGAGGATAAGAGATCCGTCACGAAAGCCGCGGCGCCGTTGCCGGCGTCCGAGACGACCTTCCCATACTCGAACGGGAAATCAACGCAGATCCGGTCCCCCACCACGTAAAAATCCATGATGTCGCTCAAGACATCGCTCACCGGCGCCGGGGATCCTCCCACTTGTTTGTAAAAGAACGCCTTGTACCGGCCGGCTGCCCAGGCGGTTCGGGATTCCGATTTTTCATAAAGACCCTTGATGATGGAATCCTCCGTGCAGGAAATGTACGGATCTGCCGGGGATGCGGTGAAAGCGCCGTCCGCGTCGTCCAGCCGGTAATTGTCGGCTTCACGGCGCACGATGCAGTAGACCGCGACTGTCGTAACGATCTTTGTGGTCCCGAGAAGTTTGACGTTCGGCATCGGCTATTTCCCGAAAAGGATGAAGGTTCGATTGGAGGCTTGCGCGGCGCCACAGGTGATCTTCAAATATCGGAATGGCGAGATATCCGGTAACTTCAATACCTTCCCGCCGGTCGTCGCCGCATAGGTGAAATCGATCAAGGCCGTTGCGCTGTAATTGCTTGCGATCGTGTAGAAAGTCGTTCCGTCGAGGCTTCCAGAAATGGCGATGGCCGCGCTGTCGATCGTTGGAACGACCAGGTAGGATGCCTCTCCGACTCGAGAAGGAAGGGTAAACGTGACCGTCGTGTTGTCCGCTACGACACCCCCGGTCAGCGTGGCGCTGATCCGCCAGGAGTCGAACGCAAAGCACGGAACGGCGAGAACGACAAGCGCCAGAATCAGACCGAGCAACCGTTTCATAGGGATCTCCTTCGTCCGGATTTGAAAACATTCTCGGGGATAGTTATGGCATTGTTATCCGATTCTTTTTGTACTGAATTTTGCGCCACATCCGTTGAGAAATTCGTCGTGCGTGGTGCAAACTGCACTACAAACCTCACCGGCCGGGTCATCGCCATGACCCTTTCCGTGTCGATAAGGGGGCCATCTACGGTCACAGGACCCACGGGGCCGACCGGAGGATCACCCCGCTTGTTGATTCGCTTGAGTTGCCAAGCCGTAAACGTTCTATTGTTTCTAACGCCGCGCTTGCCCACTTCTCCTTGTCCTCCTTCGGGATCCCGCTGACGTAAAGGCTGGCCTTGTTGAGACACGCCATCAGAGACGCTTCCTCCGCGTTCTCGCGCCACCAATGCGTGCTCGACGGCGCCGCTTCAATCAAGGTCGTGAGTCTTCGGTAGTAGGCCCAATCCCGGGTATAGGCGATATCGGTTTTTATGTCGAAAACAAGATTGTCGGCAACCCTTGCGATCATCACCGGGAGGCCGGTGTCGTTGGTGTTATAGGCGAGTTGCATCATCGTTTTATAGTCTTCCCGGTAGGCGATCGGGTAAACGGTCGTTCCGTCGATCAGTTTGAGCCACAAGAGTTCTATGTAATCCGAAGGAAGCGCCAGCGATGCGGTCCCCGCGTTCACGTTTGCCGTCGTGGGGTTGTATTCCATCGGGCGGATCCGAAGGTTATCTTCGAGGTCGCGTTGTCCGAATCGAATGAGGGTGGGAACGATCTTGCCGAGGTTGGGCTTGTTGATCCAATCCTTGATCGCCTGTTCGAGTTCAGCGTAATTCATATCGGTTCCTTTTTTATTTGAAAGGGGGCTTTTACACCCCCTCCCGTATCGTCGCTACGGTGTGCAAGTGTACGTCCTTCCGTTGCTGGTCGTAACCCAAATTAACGATGAGGTTGCGTCCCATTTCATTCCGACGATGGCTTGCGCCGGCACGAAACACAAAAGAGTGGCCGAAATCGCCCCGCCTGAAATCGTTTGGGTGTAGATTTTCCCGGATCCGGTTCCGACATAGTTGTACGTCCCCGTGGTGACGATCGCCGTGATCTTTTCTTTCGGAATGTTCGCTGTCTTGGTGAAAGCTCCGGTAGTTTTATGCTGCGAGTAGATGTTTCCCTTGGCCGTACCGAGATAGACCGTCGTGTTGTCCACGGCGGTGATCGACGTTACCCCATCGCCCAAAGGAGTCCCCACGGCGGCCAGGGTTCCGGCCATTGCCGGGATCGTCCACAAGAACAGAATCAAGAACAAGAGGATGAATGTCTTTTTCATCAAAACCCCCTGATTTACGGGGAGGGGCTTTGCATAGCCCCCTCCCCTTGGATTGGTTGTCTGGTTACGGGTTCATCGTGTAAAGCGCGATCAAGGTGAGGGTTCCGGAAGTCGCTCCCGTTGCCGGTCCCGCGGTTGCCGACACCTGGATGGTATCCTCCGCGGCGAAGTTAAGCCCCGAGAACCCGATAACGGAAGCCCGGGCAACTCCCCCGGCTTGCCCCAGGTCCGATTGGCTGATGATCGCTTCGAGCGCGCCGGTGTAGCCGACGCTCAAGGTGAGCGCCGGGGATACATCGGTGTCGAGGTCATCGACCGCAAGGATTACGTCTACCAGACGCGCTCCCTTTGGGATCTTGACCATGTGAATTACATCGTCTTGGATCAACGCGGCGGCGAGTTCGTACACTCCGACTACCGCCGCAAGAGCAAGACCCGCGCGGGACTGGATCCCGCCTCCGACCGTGCATTTGTCGCTATAAAAAGGGGTTGTCATTGGCGCCCCCTTCCTATGCGTCCATCGTGTAAAGGACGGTCATGTAGACCTTGCCGACGGATCCGGTGGTGGTCGCCGACGCCGTGATTGCGATGCAGATTACCCCATCGGCCGTGAATTTATAGCCCACGCCCACGGGGTTGTTCAGCCGAACGATGCCTCCTGCGTTCCGTCCGACCGTCGTTTGGGTCGTGATGTACCGGTCCCAATCGTCGGTGCTGTCCGCGTCTCCTACGGTCCAGGATAATGCCGAAGCATCGTCAAGGCCGTCCGTCGGGATGCTCACGATCAAGTCAACGATCGTGGCTCCCTTGGGAATCGGGATCATCTCGATCA